ATCTGGTATATTGTGGCGTTTGAAGCAGCCTCCCCTGCGGCTATCTCAGCCTCCATCAGATCAATCGCGGCGGCGGTAGCGTCTTTTTGGACATCAATTAACTCGGTGACAAGAACATAATGTTCCTTTGTGTTTTTGTTTACTTCCTTTATCGCCTCCGCATAATCTCTTGTGGCCCCTGAAGCTTCCCCCGCTGATCCGCCACCGAAAAACGATCCATCCTTCGGTAGCAATTTCCCTAACTGCCCCAACGGATTCACCGCCAAATCAGCATAGTCAGCAAGCTTCTGAACATTTACCCCAGCTATCTCAAGCTGTTTATTAACTAACATCAGCCCAGCAACAAACCACCCTAGCGGGTGTGAGCCTGTTAATATCCCGACAAGTATTCCAGTTCCGGCAGCACCAACAATCCCGCTAGGTAATTGGTTATAAATGTCAACAATGGCTGTGATTGAGGTCTTTATCTTATTGAGAGTTTCGTGGGTTTTCTGTCTTATCAATTCATCGTTCAAACTTACCCATCGTTCAACTTGGTCAATCCATTCAATGAGCGTGGCCTTCCCGTCATTCATCATGGAGACTAACGCTTCATTCCTGACAATCACGTTCCCCATCCGTTCAAGCAAATCGCCCCACAGATTCTTTAATTGTTCCAACCCCCCTGAGAAGGTCAAAGCGTTTTCCTGTGCGACAAGAAAGCCTCGCGCCGCAAATTCAGTGATGATTTTTAGCTGTTCGGTTTTATCTGTGGTTGATCTAAGGGCCGGGATATACCTTCTAAGCATGGTAAACTCGCCCTGTTCTGCCAGAGCGATATACATTGCCATTGATTGAACATCTCGCCCGGTTGCAGCGGCAAGGCCGATACTCATTTCTGTGGCTTGTTTCAGTCGGTCGGTAGTGACTCCAAGGTTCTTTTGCAGGGCCATGAGCTTTAAGACTTGCTCATCCCCATACGTTGTCACCTTCTGGATTCCAGAGGCGTAATCAGCATAATCTTTTACAAGGTCTTTGGTGTATTCCCCGGCGGCTTTTAATGCACCGGATAAAGCGACTTCGGCCTTCTCCTGTTCCATTGCAAGGGAAACAACGCTTTTACCAGCCAGCACGAATCCAGCAACAGCGGCGGCATAAGCCATCCAGTGTTGTTTGGCTTGATCTATGAGTTTCTTTTGTTCGCCGAATTGTTGTTTGTTGATTTGTGATATCTTTCGAGCTTTGGCTTGTTCTGCCCTGACTATATCGGCGGCGGTTGAATTGGCATGGGTTTTGATTGTGTTGTAATTCTTGACTACATTGGCTTTCATCTGATCGTAGGTCTGATCAGACTTTTTCCCCATAGCCTTCCATGCTTTCTCAATATCGGTGGCGGTACTCTTCCCTTTCTTTTTGACTCCATCGAGACTAGTTTTCAGGCCTTTGTCGTCAAGGGTAACTTTAGTTACTATTGTACCGCCTTTTATTGCCATGATTAGCTCTCCACAATCTTCTTTGCTCTGGCCTTAGACGCCCTTAAGGCAGGACGCATGAATGGATGTGCCGGAGTATTTACCGTCCCATATTCAACGAACCTCGCGTAATATACTTTCTTATTTCCAGCTATTACCCATACATCTTTCGCGCCCTTCTTAGCGGCTGTTCGGATTGTGCCTTTCAATGCGCCGGTGCCAGTAGGACACATGCTTCGTGCTTTATTGGCAATAAGATCAGCAACGGCTTGAATCTTAGTCATGCAACTCAAGCTGACTGCATCTCCAATCTTCTTTGAATCCCATCCGGTAAACTCAGCCACCTATTCCTCCCGCTGGTTCCTCTCATGAAATGCGTGTCTGACTTTCTTCAAGCACTCCCACTGATTTTCAATCCCGCCGGGGTATCTGTCCATAACGTCACAGACCGCCGGAATTGAGATGTCCACTGGCTGACCCATGCCCACTATTACAAATTGACTACGGGTCATCATATAGACCTCTAACGCCTCTCTGTTCTCCGGCATCGTCTCCACCCTGCAAGTTCCACAGGGCGGTTCTTCAGGTGGATTCCTTGAGCCATAGAGTTTTCGACACGCGGGACACTGTGGTAAATATGTGTCTGACCACTCTATGACCGCTATCAGTTTTTTGCTTCGGCCTCCGCCTTGCTCTCAACTTCGCCGGTAAGGATCTGGAAGACCCGCTGGAAGAATCTGAGAAGTTTGGGTATCTTAATCAAGGCGAGTTTATCTTCTCTCGACATGACAATACCAGCATACCCGCCATCTTCCTTTTTCTTCCTGGCACCGATGATTGCAAACTCCCAAGCATCTTCAGCTTGTTTTTGCTCATCTTCAACAGGCAAATCGGGATAGTAAGGAACTCGCTCCATCTTTCTTTCAACCGGATTCCGAACCATCTTGCTTTCTTTCTTGCGACCCTTGTTGGCCTCTTCAAAGAAAGCTCCCATGCCACGAATGCAGAACTCCACCGCGTCTTCCTTGGGGTCATCGTAAACGATTTCCCCATCCTCAAAATGAGACTCAAAATAGGAAAACCAATCTCCTTGCTCTGCCTTGCCTAACTCAAAAAACTCTGATATTTTGTTACTCATAACTTTCCTCTCCTTTAGTTGTTATTAAGTACCAACGCCGATCTGCTCCATCTCTGCGTCTGAAACTTCTCCGGCAAAATCAATCGTTCCGATTCCATTTCTCGGAAGGGTGACTGCATCGGCCTTTGTGATAAGGATTTCTCCACCGGAAGCCACTCGCCAAAATGTTGAAGTGTTGACGTAGAGATACAAATTGGTGATTCCAGAGCCCGTTTTTAACGTGGTGATTAGTGACCTCTGGCCTGTATCGTCTGAGGGGTCATAATTGCCCTTGAACGTAACCTGACCGGGATCGATCAGACCAGATGCGATCTTCGTAACAAAGGTATCCCCGAACGCCTCACCGCCCTTAATGGTTTCCATCGAAGCACCGCTAATGCTCCATTCGGTCATCTCCGCAATGGTCAAGATCCCTACTTGTACCCATCCACCTTTTCCTGATATTTTAGCCATTACTCTTACCTCCTGTTGTTTTTGTTGTTATTATGCTGCCGAAGTAGCGAACTTGATATCAGCCTCCGACATTCCTATAACGGTTGAATCCAACCGTGATATCCCCTTGAATCGTTCATACAGCCATTTATAATTATCCAGAAATAATTGATCTGGATGCCAGTCGAAAGACCTCATACAATAATGCTCCGCAAAGGCATCTATAATCCACGCGGTCCCGCCCATTTCCCATGTTTGCAGGACACAGAGGGTCCCGTATAAATCGAACCCTTCCATGCTCTCATCAAACCGAAACCCGCTTTTTAAGTTCACGATGATACAGCACTCATCCATGCAGCTCGCGGGATGTGGAAAAGAATGAATATGGGAGGTCGTAAACAGGAGCGGTATTCTCATGTCATGAAACATTCCGCAGATAAGTCCTTCCATATCTTTTCCGATAATCCCGGCAACCACCCACGAATCTGGTAACTGTGAAAGCTGCTCTTTTGCGATAGCCAGCCATCCGGCCCGGTAATGCATATCCTGATGAGTCAATACTGCTATATCGTTTCCCTCGGCTTCTATAATGTCTAAGAGTTTATTAAGCCCCTTTGCCGCTGAGTCGGGATTGTAGACAACATGCACCGCCCCCGGAAGTTCTGATCGAGCGAGAACCATATCAAGCCGCATCTTATCGTTTACCATAACACCCCAACCGACTTTTCCATTGGTCATGTCCTTCGTCATCTCTTGCTTTGCAACTGAGCCGCTTTCAAGCAGTTGCAGTATTATCTTCTTAACATCGTGGTTTTTCTCCACGTATTTATGAAGCATAATCCCGTCAACAGGGTCATATTTATTCAGCTCACCCTCAAGCCATTCCCGTGTAATCTGATAACGATATCTACGCCCGGAGAAGTTGCATTTTGCTAATTCCAGAACATTATTCCAACCTACATATCCGTCACCTAATGCGCCTATATAGGAACGGGCATCTGCGACAATAACTGGCTTGCCCTGGGCGAAGGATTCCAGCACACCACGGCCAAGGGTAATACACATATCCGCCCAATCAATCTGATCTTCAATCGGGATTGACTGATCACTTATTCTTACTTCGTATTTTTCAGAGAGCCATTCAAAGTGATCGGGATCAGGGGTTTCTTTTCTGATAATGAGAATCTTTTCCAGTTTGCTCGAAGGCCATTTCCTTTCGTGAATATCAATAGGCTGTCCAATAACAAGACTATCAATTCCCATCGTTTTAAGTCGGAATTGTCTGACCTCTTCACTAACAGAAACATACCTGTCCGCCCCCAACTGAAACGCTTCATCGTTTATCAGGCCATGAGATATAAAGACCTTCGGAGCGGGGTTGTCTTTGATCGCCGCAAACGGTTCACGGTGAGAGCATATAATCAAGTCGCACTCGCCCGAATGCACAACCTCATGCCCGGCCTCTTTCAAGCCGTCGATCAGCGTCTTGTAGTACCGCCCGGAACCGCCTTCTTCGGCGGTCCCTTTAAGAAATTTCGCTGTTACCAGTATCTTCATTCAGTTCCCCTTCCTTTGTTTCCTCAATCACTATTTCCTCTGGATAGACTTCAACAATCTCTTCCTCCACCACTTCATCAAAAGACCGTTTCCCCAGCCTCTCCCCTACTTCTTCAGCTGTCTTCCCCAACATGCAGTCACGGCAAATCTCAAGCTCCAGACCCCTCACCTTCGGCATTAAGGAAAGTTGGTATTCCCTTGCCCCTGTAAGATCGTCTACCGTCCCTACAACCGCCTCATGCCGCCAGTCCTGACAACACAACAGAACATCCCCATTCGCCCCTATGCACATAGTCTCAAGGGGTATCGGACAGGGTGAGGGTCTTAATACTCCCCGGCCCTCAATCTCTTTACAGGCCCGGACATTTCCGGCGCGTGAGGTTCCAATCTTACGTGAACCAGCCATAACGGTATCAACTTGGTCAACGCAATGCAGAATAGGAGCATCAAGAATTCCGTTCGTGGCAACCTCAATCCTGACTTTTGGCAGAAGTTTCCGAGCTTCATTCACCCAATCAACCAGCCTTTCATCAAGGGTTGGCTCGTAGTGGAGCAGGAAACCCAACCTGCCCTTAAACCCGTTGGCCTTGAGCCATTTGAGAATCTTGGTATATTTTGCATGGCTCATTTTGGTAACTTCATCCCCGTACACATCATCAAAGGGGCAGTAACGACAATGCCCGTTACACGCTGTCATAGTCTGTAAATATACTATCGGTGGTAAGTTCATAGTTCCATCTCCTTAAATTGCTCCCGCTCTTCTGCGGTAGTGTCCCAATCTTCAGCAGCTTGTGCCGCTTCGTCAGGGGTTCGTTTTCCCATTGCCATAAAGGTTCGATCTGAATCACCCATC